TGTAGCACCTGAACGCGTTTCAATTACAACAAACGCCAACGGAACAGAAATTGATTCTTACGAGATCGACGGAACACCCGTTGACCCAGCAAATTTGGTTGTTTTTCCAAATACGCAAGAAGGTTTGCTTGCGCGTGCAGGTCGCACAATTAAGGCGGCTGCTGCACTTGAAAAGGCTTCAATGAATTTTGCCAATGAGCCAATTCCACAAATGGTTTTGAAATCAAATGGCACATCATTACCAGCAGACCGCGTTGCAAAATTGTTGTCATCATGGCGCACTGCACGCAGCAACAAATCAACTGCATTTTTAAATGCTGACGTAACACTTGAAACAATCGGTTACGACCCAAAGAATTTGCAGCTGAACGAAGCGCGCAATTACGTTGCCCTTGAATTATCACGCGCGTGCGGTTTGCCTGCGTACTTTACAGATTCGCAACAATCCAGTTTCACTTATTCCAACGCCTTAGACAAAAGGCGCGACCTGGTCGATTTTGCTTTTAGAAATTACATGTCCATAATTGAACAACGCCTTTCATTTGCTGATTTCACACCAGCAGGCAACAAAGTCATGTTTGATCTTGACGATTTCCTTCGTGGCAATCCTTACGAACGCGCGCAGGTTTATGAAATCTTGAATCGTATCGGCGCAATGTCGATCGAAGAAATAAGAGAAGAAGAGGACATGCTGCTATGAAAAAAAGTAATCACACCAATGCAGATCACGGCGGCTGACTCAAACAGTCGCACAATCACCGGGCGCATTGTGACATTCGAGGAAACTGGCAACGCGTCAATCGGCAAGGTGCAATTTGCAGCAGGTTCAATTGAACCAACTGCAGTTTTGCTAAACCTTGAACATGACCGCACACGTCGCATTGGCAAAACACTTTCAATTGAGTCAAGCGATCAAGGCATTGACGCAACATTCAAAATTGCTGAAACAACTGCAGGAAATGACGCATTGGTTGAAGCGGCTGAAGGTTTGCGCGACGGTTTCAGCGTTGAAGTTTATTTTGACGAATACGACACATTAAAAGACGGAACAGTGCGCATTTTGAAGGGTGAGTTGACAGGCGTCGCATTGACGTCAGAACCTGCAATTCGATCAGCGCGCGTTGCTGAAGTCGCTGCAACTGAAGGCGAAGATGAAGTTTCAGACTCAACAATTGAGCCTGAAGTAAAAACAGAAGGAGAAGACGAAGTGGAAAACACCGTCACACCAGCGGAAGCCGTCGAGACGGTCGAAGCCGCACAGTCAATCACCGCTGCAGCAAAGCCAGCAATTGGTGGGTCATACACACGCCCACGCCTGGAGTTCACTGCTGCGAAGTACCTTGAAAACACAATCCGCGCTTCAATGGGTGACGAGAATGCTCGTCAGTACGTTGCCGCAGCGGCAGACGTCACAGACAATGCAGGTTTAGTGCCTACACGTCAGTTGACCGAAGTAATCAACGGACTTGCAAACACAACACGTTCAAACATTGACGCGATTTCTCGCGGCGTATTGCCTGACGCTGGAATGTCATTTGAAATTCCAAAGATCACACAAATGCCAACAGTCGCTGCAACTTCAGAAGGTTCAGCACCTTCAGAGACTGACCAAAATGCTGCATTCGTAACAGTTAACGTTGCAAAGTACGCAGGTCAGCAGACATTCTCAGTTGAATTGCTTGACCGCACTTCACCGCTATTCTTCAACGAGTTGTTGAACAACATGGCTGCTGCTTACGCTAAGGCAACAGATACTGCAGTGAATGCAGCACTGATTTCAGGCGCAACTGCAGACGGTACAACAATCACAACTTACCCAACTGCTGCTGAATTGCTTGGTTTCGTTTCTCGTGGTGCTGCTTCAGTTTATGCAGGCACACAGGGATTTGCGAAAAACATCATTGCAAACACATCACAGTGGGCAAACCTCATGACATTGAATGACTCAGGTCGCCCAATTTACAACGCTGCGCAGCCTTCAAACGCTGGTGGTGTTGTTCGTCCTGACTCAATTCGTGGAAACGTTGCAGGTCTTGACCTTTACGTGACTGCAAACACTGCAGCAGGAACAGACACAGACGGTTCAATGCTTATCGTCAACCCTGACGCTTATACATGGTACGAGTCTCCAACCTACCGACTACGCGCAGACGTAATCGCTTCAGGTCAGATTTCAGTCATGGTGTACGGATACGGCGCAATTGCAACGAAGATCGGTGCAGGCGCGTTCAAGTTCAACAAGGCTTAATAGCCACTTAGTCATGCGCTGCGGTCACTCCCGAACGTAGCGCAGCAGATCGAAAGGAACGGACATGCCAAACATAGTAACTGCAAGCCAATTGCGCACGGTGCTTGGCGTGTCCGTTTCCCTTTATTCAGACGCTTATTTGGAAGAGATCATCAACACCAGCGAAGCAGTCATTTTGCCAATGCTGGTTGCAAATTCTTCAGGCGTTGAGAAGTATCGTTTAGAAACAAATGTTGCTTATTTCTACACAGTGCGCCCACATCATTTTGTTGCTGGTCAATCAGTCATTGTCACTGGTTTGCCTTCACCATTTAGCGCAACGCATACAGTCACAAGCGTGACACCTTATTCTTTCACCGCTGCACTTACTTCATCAGACGTGACCGTGCGCGACATTATCCCGAACGGCATGGCGACACTTTCAGGTTATTCAGCCGCTGACATTTACGCCAACACGCCAGCAATTGAGTCTGCAATTCTTGCAGTCAGCGTTGAAGTATTTCAATCACGCGTTGCCGCTGGTGGACAGATTGAAGGCGTTGATTTCACAAGCACGCCTTACCGCATGGGACGCAGTTTGACCAACAGAGTTTCAACCTTGCTTATGCCTTACCTGGACGTTGAAACAGTTGTTCAATGACCGCTTCAACTATTGCTGACACACGCGCAGCCTTAGCAAACGCGTTTTCATCACTTTCAGCCAACGTTTACGGCAGCGTTCCTGAGTCGCCAATTCCACCTGCGATTGTGGTCGTGCCTTCAACGCCGTACATGGAAGTTGTTTTGATCGGCAAAAGCCAGGTGAAGGTGCAATTGAATTTTGCAATCACTGCAATTGTTGCTTCAAATAGCAACGCGGGTTCACTTGATAACCTGGAAAAACTCATCATGGGAATTCTTGCGGCTATGCCCGCAGGATACGTTGTTGGAAACATAGAGAAACCGACAGTTCTTGAAGTAGGACAGTCGCCAATGCTCGTTGCAGACATCAACGTTTCAACACACTACACACAAACAACCTAAGGAGTACCAGTGGCAACGACAATCATCACGGGTCGCGATCTCACTTTGACGATTGCAACCACTTCATACGACGCACAGGCAACAGCAGCGACGCTTGCAAACTCACCAACAATTGAGACGTACCAAACACTTGACGGCAAGGCATACAAGCACATTGACGACCAATGGACATTTGACGTTTCAATGCTTGCTGACTGGGGCGCTTCAGGTTCATTGTGCGAGGCACTTTGGACTGCATGCGAGTCTGCACCAAACACAACTTTGGCGGTTTCATTGACTGCAGTTTCAGGCGCAGTTTTTGCATTCAACGTCATGCCAGTATTTCCAGCAGTCGGCGGTTCAGCACCTGACGCGCAGACAGTTGACCTATCATTCACAGTGGTGGGAACACCTACTGAAACATTCAGTTAAAATCTAACAATCGGGAGACAAAATGAAGTTACCAATAACAATTGAATACAACGACGGGGCGCAGGCGACCTATACGGCTGCGCCACCTGAGTGGGTAAAGTGGGAAAAGCACACAGGGCACACCATTAGCCAGGCACAGGAAAAGATCGGAATTTCCGATTTGGTATTTCTTGCCTATCACGCCATGAAGCGTGAAGCCGCTGGTAAGCCAGTCAAGCCAATTGAAGCGTGGACAGAAACCATTGCTGAAGTTGTGGTTGGTGAAGCAAACCCAAAAGTTACCCAGTCGGAAGCCTAAACAGAATTGTTTGGGAGTTGGCTATCGCGACCAACTTGCCAAAGGAACAATTTGAAACGGCTGAGGACATTTTGACAGTGCTTGAAATACTGGAAGGACGGGCAAATGGCAAGTGACTCAATCACCTACGACAAGGCTGAGTTGCGCGCCATTACCCGTTCCTTTAAAGCAATGGACGACGAAGCCTTAGCACAAGCCAAAAAGAATTCTGCTGAATTGGCTTCATGGGTTCGCGGGAAGATCATTGACGCAGCAAGTGTCAAAACCCGTAACCGTCAAGACAACAAAGTTGCTGAAGGTTCAAAGGTTTCAAAGTCATCAAAAATTGGTGAAATTTCATTTGGTTACGCAGGGCAAAAATTAAGCGGTGGCGGCACAACGCAACAGATTTGGGGCGGTGCTGAATTTGGTTCAAATAAATACAAGCAGTTCCCAGTTTGGTCAGGGCGAGAAGGTCGCGGCTCACGCGGTTGGTTTATTTATCCAACACTGAGAAGCGTTCAGCCTGAGATCGTTAAACGTTGGGAAAATGGGTTTTCCGAAATAGTAAAGAGGTTTGACTAATGGCAGGCAGTCGCACGCTCAAACTCACCATTCTTGGTGACGTTGACAACCTCAACAAATCATTAAAAACCGCAACGGCAGACGTTGAAACATTCGGCGACAAAATGGGCAAGGTCGGCAAAGTCGTCGGCGCAGCATTTGTCGCAGCAGCCGCAGCCGCTGGTGCTTATGCGGTCAAGATTGGCATTGAAGGCGTCAAGGCAGCCATTGAAGATGAAAAGGCGCAAACACAATTGGCGCTGGCGTTGGAGAACGCAACAGGTGCAACAAAGCAACAAATTGCAGCAACCGAACAATCTATCCTTCAAATGTCATTGGCGTCAGGCGTTGCAGACGATCAGTTGCGCCCTGCCCTGGCTCGTTTGGTTCGATCAACTGGCGACATAACACAAGCACAAGATTTGCTTACAACTGCGCTTGACGTTTCAACTGCAACGGGCAAACCGCTTGAAACAGTTGCCAACGCGTTGGGCAAGGCATACGACGGAAACACCGCGGCATTGGGCAAGTTGGGCATTGGACTTTCATCAGCCGAACTGAAAACAATGAATTTCACTCAGGTTCAAAGCAAACTCACAGATTTGTTTGGTGGGGCTGCTGCGCGCAACGCTGACACTTATGCAGGGCGAATTGCTCGCGTTCAAGTAGCCTTCGATGAAGCCAAAGAGACAATCGGCTTTGCATTACTTCCAGTATTAGAAAAGTTACTTGGATTTGTTACTAATACAGTTTTACCAATTTTTGACAAGTTATCAGGCGCAGTTGGTAATCAAGGTTTACGCGAAGCATTTGACTTGGTAATTCAAATAATTGAAGGGCGTTTTATTCCGGTATTTAACGGAGTCAAATCAGCCTTTAATTCAATTACAGGTGCAATTAGCCAGAACAAAGAATCATTTATTGCATTTGGCAAGATCATTGCCGAGTACGTTGCACCAGTTATCGGCACAGTCTTTGGCGGAGCGTTAAAGGTTGTCGGCGCGGTTGCAGGCGGAATCATCAACATCATTGCAGACATCGCTGGAGTAATTGCCAAGATCGTAGGCGGTGCCATCGATGGCATCAATGCCATTATCAAGGCTTATAACGCTATTCCTGTATTGCCTAACATTCCAACCATTCCAAAGCCTTCAATCGCTGTTCCGCAGGTTTCAGCACCAAGTACAAACATCAGCATCCCAAAGATTCCATCAGTAAGCGTTCCATCAATTTCTGGCGGTGGCGGTACTTCATCTGGCGGTGGTGGCGGTACTTCATCAGCTGCTACAAGTGCAGCATCTGCAAGCGCTTCAATGGGCACAGTTGTTACAGGCTCATTTGGTGCTGGCAACTTCCGCAGAGGAGAGGAAGCATCAATGGCACAGGTTGT